ACACTGGTCTTCTGGGCCTTTGCAAGGCTCTCCTGAGCGTTTGCTTGGCTTTCCTGTGCTCTACCCTGCAGTTCAGCTATCTGAGCCTGTAGAAGTCCAATTTGAGCCTCCTGTTGGGCCATCATCATCTGTTGTTGGGCTGGGTCTGGCTGGTTCATTTGGTCCAAAGCAGCCGAAAGCTCTTCCTTATTGGACAGACTGGAGCCTTTGATGATGCCTTTTAAGACCAAGGGCAGTACAGGGCTGTTAGGACCAAGGGTTTGGAGTAGTCCAATGAACTGTTGCTGCTCATACTCCCTAGCTACCATGCCAAGGGTAGAGGCAGGGGTGAATCTGAAGTCCCTAGATGGGTATCGCTCTGGGTCAAACTGCATATAGCGATAGGCTACCTTCTTAATCAGAGGGATCAAGAAGTCATCTTGGAAGTTCATGAGTGCTTGCTTATTCTTCTTAATGATAGAAGACATAGCAAGGGACATAGAAGCTCCACCAGCATCGCCTTGGGCCACAGAGCGGGTCATCGCCTGACTATCTAGGGTTCCTGTAGCCTGAAGGAGCATAGTCTCAAACTCTTTAGCAGTAGAGATATTGCCTGCATCAGTAGAGCCAAACTTGAACGGGAAGAGGATCTCGTTAGGGTTACCGTTGGTGAGCAGGGTCTTTCCGGGTTGTACCTTATAAGACACGCCACGGGGTAGCCTTGTAGCATCCGCTGCCATCATAGGGGCCGTAGTCAGTGCTAAAGAGTCCAGATGACTACGGAGCTGGGCATCAATAGCTTTCTGCATATTGTAGCCCTTTTGCACGGTTCCCATACCTACTAACCTACCTGATACCTTCTCAGGTACATAGGTCACAATAGGACGGTCTTTCATCATGTATGGGTTGGCTTCTGCCTTAAGCAGGTACTGGTTGTTAGCGATAACAACTACAGCCTCCACCATGTCTGCGTATTTGTCTGCATCGCTGTCCTCTGGGAACAGGTCAGCTACCTCACCACCTTCGTTCTCTAGATCCTCTAGGTACTCACGAGGAACTAACCCGTAGTAGCGAAGGACTCGTACCTTATCTTCTTGGTAGAGTGAGTCCAGTTGATTTGGGATGAGATCAGCATCACTAAACTCAGGACCAATATTAACTTTTCTGTAGATCCCATCTTCAATCCCTTTAACTACTTTAAAGAGGCTGGTGTACTCCTCGATAGCTACGCCCAATGCATCGTCCACGGTCTCAGAGTTGGGGTCCCAAACAAAGTTACGAGGATGCACCGACTTGACAGGGACAGACACACGCTCTGCTTCCATTACCCCAATAGCAGAACCCATACCACCGGGCATAGGTTGCATAGCAGGCTGCAATTCCATAGTAGACTTGATTTGGATCTCAGCAACACCAAGGCCAAAGACTTCAGCGTTACGGTTTACTTCTGCCCAGACCTTATCTACCTTGTCTTTCTTTAGATCATCGTGAAGCTGCCTACTAACCATCTCAACGTCCATCTCTTGTTGATCAGCAGCGTCATCCTCTAGCTCAAAGAACTCACCACGTCCTGTGGTAGCCTCAATGATCTCTGAGGTTTTGTTCTCTACTGCCTGACGGATAGCTGGGGACACAAGCCTGCTGCGCTCTGAGTCACGAGTCTTGTCCTCGTCAGACCATACGCCGTAGTATAGGCGCTCATACTCGTCCCACTTAGCCTGATAGTTGTTATCACGGTGTTCTTTCCATCGATCACAATGATCAATAATAAAGGCTACTAGGTCTTTATCTGATTCAGATACTGGGTCTTCTTTAAAATCAGCCATGTTTAGTCCTTAGTGGTGTCACCGAAAGGGTCTGTTTCTTCTAGTTCTTCGTATTCGACTTCTACTTCCTTAGTCATAGGCTTAAAGATTTGAACGTCTTTGAGACCCTCGCCCTTAGCCGCAGTGATAATCTTCATCATGCAGTATGGGGACAGAGCATCTAACTCTTCCTTGATAGCCTCGAATACGCCTTCATTAGTGATCAGAGAGTCCCAGTTAAGCGGAACCATCTCTTCTTGTTCTTTCATCATTTCGTAATCCATGCTTGCTCCTAGTATCCTGATACTGTGTCTAAGGGTTCGTACTCGTCATCTTCAATCATGTCAGTAAACTCTGTGATGCCAATCTGATCGATGTAGGCCAAGGCATCAATTAGGTCATCATGTACCGCGCTGTTAGGGAAGTTAAGGAGCTGATCCACAAACTGCTTAGTCCACTCGCCTCTAACTAGCTTAATCCTTCCATGCTCGAAGCGTCCCTGTAAAGCCCATACTATGCGGTCCGTCTTCTTCTTGTTGCCATGTGTCAGTTCTGTCACTGAGATGAAAAACGACTTCTTCTTCATCAAGTCTTGTAGGTACGGGAGTACGGCGTTCCGTGCCATTCCCCGCTCTATACCTACTAGCCGCACATCGTAGCTTCTTGCTGTTTCTAATATTTTGTTGGCGGTTTCTTTGATATCCCATCGTCCGAACACTATAGTATCTACAAACCATCCATCTAGAGTAACCTTAACCACAGCTATTGCAGATTCATCTAGATGCTTCTTTTTGTTACTAGCCTGCTTGCTTACATCTTCAAAACCAGCCAAGTCCACAGCAATATAGTACTGCCCATCGTCAGGAACATCATCACTGTCAACATAGTGTATCCACTCATCCTTGAAGAGTTCTGAGGAGGCGGCTTCGAAACTAGCAAGGTATTCCTGTCTAAAACTGAAGGAAGACATTGACTTCTTTGCAGCCTCAATCTCTTTAGGATCGAGTAGAGGGTTATCAAAAGAAGTAAAGTGAAACGAGGACCAATCTTCATCTTCATCCTTTTGGGCCATCTGGTACAACTCGTAGAAGTGATTCCTGCCCTTTGGGGTTCCAATGAACAGTGCTCCACCCTTTACATCTGACAGTGCTGGTCTAAGGATCTGCTCGAACACTTGCGGCTTCATGTCCGCATACTCGTCTACTACAACGTAAGCAAGACCAACACCACGCATAGTATCAGGGCGATCAGATCCCTTGAGGTAAATCTTTCTATCATTTACTAAAGTTATTACCGCCGTATTCTCGTGGACAGTTTTGATAACTTCATGTCCAAGTTCCTTAAGAACCGTCCACATAATGTCTTTAGCTTGCTGAAAAGTAGGAGCAACATAGAATACATCCTTCTCTTTACTTTTTAGTGCCTCAATGATGAGGGTCCAAGCAGCGAGACGAGACTTTCCAAATCTTCGTCCTGCAGCAACCACTTTAAAACGGTGATTATCATTAAATACTTCCGTCTGCTTAGGATGTAGTTCGACTCTAAGGTTTGCCATTAATTGGTCTCCTCAGAGGCCCCTTCGGGGTCTACATCTATCACTTCATAGTCAATCTGCTCAGTTTCTCTAGCAGCTATCTGGGGTGTACCAGTGGTAACAATCTGTACCTGTATTGCGTTAGACCTGCCCTGTCCCTGCTTTTCAAAGTGACTTAGGGGCAAGAGCCTATCGATACACATCTTAAGACAGGCCACCTGATCCTTATCACCATCATCCATCGCTTTACGAAGGACAGTCTCAATTACTTTCTCGCCACTGGTGGACAGTAAACGAGCATAGAATTCTTTTATCCTAGCGGCCTCTCCGGGAGGTCTTCCTACAGCGTTACGACTCTTCTTGGCTTCAATGTCTGCCTTACGGGGTCTGCCACGCTTTCTAGGGGGCAACTTCGTTTCAGACAGAGGTTCAGTGTTTGACACTAAATTCTCCTCTATATAGTTTTACATAGTTTGTTTTTGTATGTAGCAGGATATAACTACTAATCAGAGACTAAAAGTGAATATTAATAATTATTATTATTAGACATCTGTTAACTTCAATTCACTTCTTAGGCGATCAACTGCTCAGATCTATATAGTTAGTTCTTGTTGTTTTTCTACTACACTCTTATTATAGCATATTTTTAGAGATTTGTCAAGTTATTTCTACTGTTCCGTCCCTCTTTAGGGCTTAGAGAGCACTGGTCAACCTGTCCTTTTTCTTCTTAAACGACTTAGGTGGTCTGCACAAACCTAAGTCATTGATTTATAAGGACATTTCTGTAGTGGTAATCCAGCCCTAGTTCATACTATTTAACCAGGTTTTCAGCTATTTAATTCCTATTTTGCCTTCTCTTGTGGCTATATAGCACCAGCAACAATGTAGTTGCAACGCCACCCCCTCCCCCGGTATGTATTTATCCATATATCTGCATAAACACATATACATCTATACGCATATACCGATGCTGCACAGCAATATGGCATGATTCTTGCTAAGGCAAGGGCTGTGCCAATAGGATAGAGCTATTCAAACCTGGGCAGGATAAGTAAGAAGCTATCAGGAACCATATAAAGCTCTGGGAGAGATGCACCAGATTAGGGCAAGAATTCTCTATTGTGGTGCGATTATGCACCAATATTGGGAATAGGGACAGATAAATAGATGAGAATGATTCTCAATTAGAAAATAATATCGTTATAAATCAAGCACTTAGGGATTGTGTCTGATTCTGGAATGATTCTTGCATAGGTTTTGATGCTGTGCGTCTTTAACCATTGGGAGATTTAACCATGCTAGTATTGGAATTGTTAGTCTGTGCTTTAGCTGTCGCTGTAATTGTTTTAGTAATGAATCCTTTAACCCTTAAATAGATCGGAGAAATAATCATGTCTTTATTACATGAGAGATCGTTAGTAGAGCTTTTAAGCCATGCCGTATTTATAAGACCCGAAGATCGCCGTATTGGAATCCAGACATGGATGCGGGATCGTATGGCTCCACGCCGTAGGATGGGGAGAAATTGGGGATTACCGGGGAATTTCCCTGAATGGCGGCGTAGGGGCAAGGTCTTAGGCCAGAAGTTAGGGCAAGCCATTAGAGATAATGACATCGATGTGGCCTTAGAGCTTGTCAATGATTCGGTCTTTAGACGATTCAGAAATATGGGGGATTTTGCGAATGT